GCCGGTGGTAACGGTGGCGCCGGTGGTAACGGCGGTGCTGGTGGAGAACACCCGCAGGGTGGTCCTCCGGGACAGCATCCCGATGGTCCTCCGGGACGCCGTAACGACTAAATCCTAGTCGTTTAGATACGAACGAACCTGACGGTCGAAAGGCCGTCGGGCTCTTTTTACAGGAGGGTAATCACAATGAATAGCGAAGAAACCAAAGTGTTCATGCAAGACCTGCATGGCATGAAACGAATTGTTGCAATTGCCGCAGTTGATGACAATATTCAGATCATCCTAGTGGATGGTAACAATGACAAATGTATGCTGATTAAAGTCGCAGACGGGTGGCACGGCCCTTCTTATGATGAAATCAAAGATCAATTGGGCGAACCACGCACCGCAGAGGATTGGGCTAAGGACTGAACCTAACCTAACTTAGAGGAAAAGTATGATGGACTTAAAAGATATTGTTGCGTCTGCAAAGAACGACAACGCAAGTATAGCGAAAGATGGCGTACAGGGTGACGTGGCCGGGTTTATTGACACCGGCTCTTATGCGTTAAATGCCCTGTTGTCTGGCTCAATCTATGGTGGTGTTGCGAGCAACAAGATCACTGGATTTGCTGGTGAGCAATCGACGGGCAAGACTTTCTTCGCCCTTGCCGTAGCGAAACAATGGTTGATGGACAACCCCCAAGGTTACGTCCTCTACTTTGATTCTGAGGATGCTGTGACTAGCAAGATGCTTGATGATCGGGATATTGACCGCAATAGAGTTGCATCTTTTCCGGTTGCGACCATCGAGGAGTTTCGCCATCAGGTCATCAGTGTTCTGGACAATTATCTCAAAGAGAAAGAACCACGCAACCCCATCTTTATCGTTCTTGACTCGCTGGGAAACTTGTCCACGAATAAAGAGATGACAGATACCGCTGAAGGCAAGCATACCAGAGATATGACGCGAGCAGGATTGATCCGTGCCACGTTCCGTGTGCTGACCATCAAGCTGGGCGAAGCTGCTGTGCCGATGATTGTCACGAACCATACCTATGACAAGATTGGTTCGTTCTTCCCGATGCAAGAGATTTCGGGTGGTAAGGGTTTGAAGTATGCTGCATCAACTATCCTTATGCTGTCTGGTAAGAAAGACCGCGACGGCAAAGATGTAATTGGCAACATCATTCATTGCAAGACATACAAGAGTCGATTCACGAAAGAGAATCAGATGATCGACGTGTCGTTGAATTTTGACACGGGACTCAATCGGTACTATGGTTTGGTCGAGTTTGCGATTGCAGAGGGAATCTTCAAGAAATTGGGAACCCGTCTTGAGTTGCCCGACGGCACAAAGGTTTTCGAGAAGCGACTGTACGCCCAAGGTGAGAAGTTTTTCACCAAGGAAATCCTCGACAAGATCGACATTGCCGTTGGTAAACGATTCCGCTATGGTTCAGACTTGTCTCTTGATGAGCAAGATGCAGAGCTAGAGGAAGAGGCCAGTGAGTAAGGTTAAGCCCTGGCGGCCTCCCGGTGGGTTTGATAAGGTGCCCGAACATCATAAGAAATTTGTGGTGTTCGACCTTGAGGGCAATCAGCTTGGTTGGCAAATGAGCGAAACTGAATGGCAAGCGGTTGAAGCATGGAATACAAGCCTTCAAGAAACCGTGGCGTCATCCGCAGTTGGAGTAGACTAATGCGTAGTCATGGTGAATTGGACATCCCTAAAGGGTATCTTGAGAGCGAACGTACTCGTATCGAAAGGTTGCGTGTGGATTTTACCGAACGCATCCAGCATCGAGCAAGAGTATGGTTGCAGCTTGTATGGCCACGCGAAGAATGCGAAGAAATGTTTGAGGAACAGATCCTCAATTCTGGTATGACCTATTACGAAGCTGAGGAAGTGCTTTTCAAGATGCACCGAGCGAACATGGATAAGCAGGCAGCAAATGAGCGTAAAGCGAAAATTTGAAATATTCGAGCATCCGAAGGTAGACTACTGCCAATGCATTCGCATTCGTAGTGGTCGTTACAAGAGCCTGGTCATTCATTATGGCCGCGTTGCTATGCCTATCATGGATGACGGCCAAGCGAAACTTGAGTTTCATTTTACCGTTATTGACAACCCGCGAGGCCTTGACACCGATGAGAAGATGTTGCACAAGCTCTTGGGTGACATTTTGGTGGAGTTGCTCGACGAAGAATTAGGTCGTGGTGATGATACGGTTAGCCGTTTGTCGATCACTGACATCGAAGAAATTAGCAAGAATGAAATAGAGATAGTAGAGGAAGTAGACTAATGTTGTTATGGATTCTTATAGGTGTAGTTTGTTTTGTTGCCTTCATGTTTTTGCGTACGGAATATAACCTTGGAGATCGCATCGCCAGTGCAATTATCACGGTAGTTATTGGTTGTATGCTTCTTGCTCTCTATATTGGTGGTGTTCAGGGGTCACTCAAACATAGCGACAGAATGCCGACCCGAACCGTGGAATATTACACTGAATTAGTTGCCATGAGATTGGGTGACTCCACTATGAGCGGTAGTTTCATCTTTGGGTCTGGTTCATTTGGTAGTAGCGAGCAGTATGTCTATATGTACCGAACGAAAAATGGAGCCCTGAAAAGGGGTCATCAGAATGCCTACAAGTGTACTGTGCGAGAGACAGATACCTCCAGTCCCCGACGAGTGTATGACCGACGCTATATTACTACATGGTTAGTTCCATGGGAAATACGAATGGATGATTCGGCACCAGAGTTTATCGTTCCCGTAGGTAGCGTGACGTATAAATTTGAGATCAACTAATGCAAGAATCAACAGAGGTATTGATTATTCGGAATCTGATTTACAATGAAGAATACTCTCGACGTGTTCTTCCTTACTTGCAAGCAGCGTACTTCTCTGATCGAGTAGATCGAATCTTGTTCGAAACTATCGCTGCTTACATCATTCAGTACAACAATCGTCCCAGCAAAGAGGCGATTGTTATTGCACTTAATGATATGGACACTCTCAGCGAGGATGAATTCAAGTCTGCTACAGCGGTGATGAACGAGTGTGAGAAGAGGAAAGACGAAACAAACACAGAAGAATGGCTGCTCGACCATGTAGAGGAATTCTGTAAGAGCAAGGCGCTTCATAATGCAATCATGGATTCCATTCATATCATTGAGGGTAAGAAAAAGAAACTCTCTAAGAATGCGATCCCCGAGCTACTTACCGAAGCGTTGTCGATATCATTTGACCCGCATATTGGCCACGACTTTATTGAGAACTCTGACGACCGATACGAATTTTATCACACGGTTGAAGCAAAAGTTCCATTCGACCTGGAGTTTTTCAACAAGGTCACAAACGGTGGTCTATCGAAAAAGACGCTGAATATCTGCATGGCTGGCACAGGTGTCGGCAAGTCATTGTTCATGTGTCACTACGCTGCGTCCGCACTCACTGACGGTAAGAACGTCCTGTACATCACTTGCGAGATGGCAGAAGAACGCATCGGTGAGCGAATCGACGCCAACCTAATGGGGTTGAGTATTGATGACGTAAGAGAATTGCCCAAAACACTATACGATAAAAAGATAGAGCGTATCCAGAAGAAGTGCAAGGGTAAGCTGATTATCAAAGAGTACCCGACCGCAACTGCTAATGTCAGTCATTTTCGACATCTGCTCAGTGAGTTGAGGCTCAAGAAAAACTTCAAACCAGATATCATCTTCATTGACTATCTAAACATTTGTGCATCTGCACGATTCGCTGCGAACGCTAATGTAGGTATGTACACCTATATTAAAGCGATTGCCGAGGAGTTGCGAGGCCTTGCGGTGGAATTCAATGTTCCTATCATGTCTGCCACGCAAACCAACAGAGCAGGTTTTAGTAATTCGGATGTTGGTCTAGAAGATACTGCGGAATCGTTCGGTCTTCCAGCAACCGCGGACTTCATGTTTGCCATGATTCGAACCGACGATCTGGATGCCCTGGGCCAAGTATTGTTCAAACAATTGAAGAACAGATACAACGATGTTGCATCAAATCGAAAATTTGTGGTGGGTATCGACCGACCAAAGATGAAGCTGTTCGATGTGGCGCAAGTTGCACAAGCTACCCTGACAGATACAGGACAACAACTCGACCAGTCGGGTGCTGGTAGTGGTTATCGTTCGACAGATTTCGATTCGAAATTCAAGAACAAACCGAAGTTGAACGTCTAATCAAATAAAAACCCCGCGAAAGCGGGGTTGTTTGTTTCAGGGTTTGACTGTTTGACCACGTTTGAGTCTTACTTTTTTACCATTACCAAACTCTAGTGTTACCGTGCGATTAATATGTCTGTTGGTATTCGAAGCGTTGATAAATTGGTGAGCGTGTTTCATATCTCGAAATGTGGCAAGTTCGGGTTTAGCGTTACCATCTTTGATAATAACCCGAATCTCTTTACCCTTGGGTTTGTGATCTTTTGTAGCTAAGGATTTAGGATCGGCTTTGAAAATGAATGGCAACTTTCGGCCGCTACTGTCGTGCGTCGGTAGATTCTTTGGACGCGGCCCAAGAGGAAGACTTCGCCCAAACTTGTCGGTTTTGTGTATTTGCTTTGCCATGATTGTCTCCAAAAGTCAAGGTGACAGGACTCGAACCTGCGGCCTCCTAGCCCCGAACCAGGCGCTCTGCCAAACTGAGCTACACCCTGCGATCCTATATTTAGTATACAATACGAGCCAGCAAAGGCAAGTGAATCCCAAGCCGCACAGGCCAACCTCCGCCGGGAATGACCGATAATCACCCGTAAAGTCCGACTTTTCGGTGGGGTGATGGATCCGCGGCTTGACCCGCACAGACCAATTGGGAATTGGCTCATTTTACGATTGGTGGTTGACATTCCCCGCCTATATGTTATACTTGTATAGTGAAAGAAACTTTTCTGTTTGACCCCTCTAATATGGGACTTTTCTGTGTCTGCACCTAACATTCCTGGTCTGAATTACTCCGAACAATTGATGGGTTCCGATACCCTGCAATCATTCCTCGACGCGCCATGGCGTGCCTGGACACATTGCAGCGGTATGAAGCGACCGTACCCTTGGCAGTTCAAAGCCCGTCGAGCGTACCGCAAGCTCGTCCAGATGAACCAGGATATTATGATGGATATGCTGTGTCGGGGCGACGTTGAGGACCTGTTCGTATTCGGACGAAACATCGGGCTTGTTCATCGAATTTCCAGCCGT